AGGCGAGCCGCTGACTGGCGGGGCCAACGGGCTTGTAATAAACGCAAACCATCAGACCTTCCTTGATAAAATTGAAGGTTTTTCGTTCAACGTTGTTGGTTGCCCTTACACCGATCCTGTCATTAAGGCGTTGTATGTAGCGTTCAACAAGCGGATGCGTGATGATGTGGGTGTAAAGTTCCAGTGCGTCGTTCATAAGTATCCTGAAGCCGACTATTGGGGCGTCATTTCCGTTGAAAACAATGACACGCCGGAGCTGGTATATTGGGTAACTGGTGCGGCAGCTGGTGCGCCGATTAACGGAAGCAATACCAATTCCCCCTATACCGGCGAATATCCGGTTATAACAAACCACACGCAGACGGAGTTGGAAGCCGCAATTAAGAGCGGAAAGTTTGTTTTCCACAAGGTGAATGAGGTTGTGCGGATATTGGACGATATCAACACTTTCACCAGCTTCACCGATGACAATAATTCCGATTTCGCAAACAATCAGACCATTCGTGTACTTGACCAAATCGGCAATGATATTGCCTACGAATTCAATACACGGTTCTTGGGTAATGTTCCAAATGATGCCGCTGGCCGGATTAGCTTCTGGAACGTTATTGTCAAGTATAATAAGCAGCTCGAAACCTTACGGGCAATTGAGAACTTTGATCCGGCTGGCGTCACAGTTGAACCGGGCGAACAGAAAAAGGCGATCACAGTCGTTTGTCCGATTACGGTTGTGAACTGCATGACCCAATTGTATCTTACAGTTGTGGTATCGTAAGGGAAGGGGGAAAGAATAATGGCAGCAACTATGAATGCAAAAGATACTGTCAGCGCTTCCCTTGCGGAATGCTTTGTCACAATTGATGGGAATCGCTACAACTTCATGCAGGCAATCAATCTGGAAGCGACGATTGATAAGAGCAAAACGCAGGTGCCCATCCTTGGCAGAACTGGTAAGGGTAATAAAGCCACAGGGTGGAGTGGGGCCGGTAATGCCACATTCCATTACAACACCTCGATTTTCCGTGAGCTTTTGTACCGCTACAAGCAGACCGGCGAAGATGTCTATTTTGACATTCAGGTGACGAATGAAGATCCAACATCCAGCGTGGGGCGGCAGACTGTCATCCTGAAGGAATGCAATATGGACGGCGGCGTTTTGGCAAAATTCGATGCTGATGCTGAATATCTGGACGAAAACATTGATTTCACCTACGATGATTTTGAAATGCCGGAGAAGTTCGCCATGCTGGCGGGCATGATGTAATTCCAAACTTTACACGCCCCGCCTTTTATGGTATTGTTGCAATAGATAATATTTTTGAAAGGCGGGGTTATGAGATATGAAACAGAAAAAGCCCGTACCACTATCCTTAATCCATATGGCAGGACTTCCTATTGCAGACGGCGTACCGGTTGTAGTAAATATGCTGGGTGACAAGTTCACATTTGAATACAATCAGAACACATATAATTTACCCTTTGACCGAATTGAGGACATTGTTGCAAAAAGAGAAGAAGAAATTCAATCCGCCTACGTCAGCAGCATTGGCGGTGCGGTTGGTGGGGCGCTTCTATTTGGGCCGTTAGGTGCCATGATTGGTGGTAGGGTGAAAAAGAAAACGAGCCGAGATACCAGCTTTTATATGATTTTTTCGTACACTAAAGATGGAGAAATCGCATTTATTTCTTTTGAATTTACAATGGGTTTGGGAATAAAAGTATTTGAGTTCATTCAAGCATTCAAAGCAATACCACGAGAAACGAAAAACATAGATTTATAAATAATCCAAATGATTAAAGGGTAGCCTGATGGCTATCCTTTTTTGTTGGGAAAATAGAAAGGGCATGTGAATTATGTCAAATTTGAAAGCATTTCTTGCCGGAAACGCTGTAAAGGTGGGCACTGTAAAATACGCCGCCTCTAAACGGTTCTTGGGCGATGACTCCAAACCCATGGAGTGGGAAATTGGGTGCGTTACCTCCAGTGAAGATGAGCTGGTGCGCAAGAACGCCACAAAGCGGGTTCCTGTTCCCGGCAAACGTAATCAATTCACCTCTGAATTGGATGTGAACCTGTATCTTGGGCAGTTGGCCGCAAAGTGTACCATTTTTCCGAACTTGCACGATGCCGAACTGCAGTCCTCTTATGGGGTAATGGGTGCAGATACGTTGCTAAAAACCATGCTGACACCCGGCGAATACGCAGAGTACATTATGAAGGTGCAGGAAGTCAACGGATTTGATGTAACGTTCGAAGATCAGGTGGAAGAAGCAAAAAACTAATCGAAGAAGGCGACAGTGAAGCGAATATTGCTTACTATTGCCTTCATGAATTACACCTAATCCCCTCTGCTTTTATGGTGCTACCCAGGACGGAGAGAGCATTTATAAGTGCAGCAATCCAGATTAGGATAGAAGCTGATAAGAAGCAGCAGCGGGAGGCCGGGCGAAAACGGCCTAAGGGGAAAAAGCGGAAATAGGCCCTTGTCATTATGGCGGAGCCTATTTTCTTGAATCTGGAAAGGAGGTTATTGCGTGGCAACAATCGCAAGTACGATTAAAATTTTCGATGGTTATTCGCCGGTCATCAGAAGTATGATCCGTGCGAACCAGAATATCATCAATTCATTTGCGTCCGTGGGTAGCGCATCGGAAGATACGTTCAATACCGCAAAAATTCGGGAAGCGCAGATCGCAATTTCGCAGACAGCGACACATTTTGATGATGTGGAACGCCAAATTCGGGAAGCGGATGACCAGCAGCAACAGTTTAATCAGTCTGTGCGTGCGGGGGAAGGTGGGGCCAATAATCTTCTTTCTATGTTCAAAAGAATGGCGGTAGCCGCAGGTGCGGCGTTCAGCGTGAAGGCAATTATTGCATTATCTGACAAGCAAACCCAAACAACCGCCAGATTAAACATGATGAATGACGGCCTGCAAACGACAGCCGAATTGCAGGATAGAATATTTGCATCGGCGCAACGTTCCCGTGCAGAGTATCAGACGACAGCTGACATGGTGTCAAAGCTTGGGATGCAGGCGGGTGCGGCGTTTGGGAGTAATACCGAGCTGATCGCCTTCAGTGAAGCGTTGAATAAGAGCTTTGCGATTGCCGGAACGGACGCACAGGGGATCGAATCTGTCATGTACAACCTAACGCAAGCTATGGCGTCTGGCGTTCTGCGTGGGCAAGACCTGAATGCTGTATTCTCAAATGCTCCAAACATCATTGCTAGGGTTGCTGATTATATGGGCGTCACCGTTGGTGAAATTCGGGCGATGGCGGCAGATGGTGAACTGTCGGCAGACGTGATTAAGTCCGCTATGCTGACCTCGTTGGATGACATCAACGCTCAATTTGAGCAGATGCCTATGACAGCTGGTCAAGTTTGGGTAAAGGTAAAAAATACAGCGCTGAAAGCGTTTCATCCTGTTTTAGTGAAGGTAAGCGAAATCTTCAACAACCCAAAATTCATGCAGGGCGTTGAGGCAGTAGCAGGCGCATTTGTTTACTTGGCAGCGGTTGCCTTGCCAATTATCAGCGGCATTGGCTCCGGCGTTATTTTCGTAGCTGATCAATGGGATGTTCTGGCCCCTCTGGTTATAGCCGCAGCAACGGCAATGGGCATATATCTTGCGGTTACAAAAGGTGCTGTGGCGGCAAACGCTCTTGCGACGCTGACCAGCGGATTCTTTGCGAAGGCACAAGCCTTCTTATCGCTGGGGTTCGGTGTGCTGACCGGAAATACGGCGGCAGCGAGTGCGGCCACGTTGATGTTTAACAACGCTTTACTGGCGTCGCCTGTGACATGGATACTGATGATTATCATTGCTATCATTGGGGCTTTATACGGCGTTGTAGCGATCATTAACAAGGTCACAGGCAGCACCTACAGCGCCACAGGCATCATTTTGGGGTGCTTGGCGGTGTTGGCCGCTGGCATCTGGAACATCATTGTTGGTGTGCTGGAAGCCGTGATTCAGTTCCTTTGGTCAAGCTTCGTGGAGCCGTGGATTGGTATCTTTGAATGGGTACTGAACGTCATGAACGGTGGGTTCGACAGTTTTGGTGATGGTGTGAAAAATCTGCTTGGAAACATCATTTCGTGGTTCTTGTCGCTGGGTAAGGTGGTTACAAAAATCATTGATGCCATTTTCGGCACAAATTGGACGGCTGGATTGAACGGCCTGCAAAACGACGTGCTGAAGTGGGGTAAGAACGAAAATGCTGTGACTATCACACGGGAAGCGCCTTCGTTGGCATCGTTCGGAATTGAACGGAAAGAATACGGTGCGGCGTTTGATGTTGGTTATACCGCTGGGGAAAATTTTGCCAATAACTTAAAGCTTTCCGGCCTTGATCCAGCGGCAGGCATGGGCGATTACATGGGCAATATCAGTGACTATACGGGGGACACGGCGGCTAATACCGATGGCATGCTTGATATAGCAGAAGAAGACTTAAAATATATGCGTGATATCGCAGAGCGGGACGCAATCAACCGCTATACCACAGCAGAAGTTACAATTACACAGAACAACGAAAACCACATTAGCTCCAATATGGATTTGGATGGCGTGATTGGGTATCTGAATGATGGTGTTGAAGAATCTGTTTCAATCGCTGCGGAAGGAGGGCATGAATAATGGCATACACGTTCTTCTTGGATGGTGTGCAGCTTCCAGTCACGCCTCCTTCCCTGCGGGTGCGAATCAGGAATCAGAACAAGACGATCACTTTGATAAACGAAGCAGAAGTGAACCTTCTAAAAACGGCTGGGTTGACTGAAATTAGCTTTAACGCTCTGCTTCCACAAGCGCCTTACCCGTTCGCCACCTATCCGAGCGGCTTTCGTTCAGCAGATTATTATTTGGATGTTCTGAACCGCCTGAAGACTCGAAAAGATAGCGCCGGTAATCTTATGCCGTTCCAGTTTGTGTGTTCCAGAGTCATGCCCTCCGGCAAACCGTTGTTTGACACGAATTTTCGGGTATCGTTGGAAGAATATGACATCAAAGAGGACGCCGGAGATGGTTTCGATCTTACTGTTAGCATATCCTTGAAGCAATACAGGGATTACGGAACGAAAACTGTCACGATTACGCAACCCATAACGCAAGGGGCACCCGCCACCGCCCAAACAAATCAGGCAAGACCTGCGCAAAGCACACCGCAACCGAGAACGCATACGGTTGTTTCCGGCGATACGCTTTGGAACATTGCAAAGAAAAATCTTGGTGATGGATCACGGTATGGCGAAATTTTTGATTTGAACAAGGACAAAATCAAAACGCCGAACCTGATTTATCCGGGGCAGGTGTTGATTTTACCATGATTGAATTGTTGATTCAGAACGGGGGCAACATTTATTCCCCCATCATCGAAGGTAACGTTGTGTTGGATTTGGAGCGAAAGCAGACCGGAAAGTTGACATTCAACGTGGTGAAAGACGGGATAATCAGCTATACAGAAGGTAATTCTGTTTCTTTGAAAGTTAATAATCAAAAAATGTTCTATGGGTTTGTGTTCACAAAATCCCGTGATAAGGAAAAAATCATTGGGAATGTGGCCTATGACCAAATTCGATATTTGAAGAACAAAGACACCTATGTTTATACCAACAAAACGGCGTCCGAAATTGTGCGGATGATTGCGAATGATTTTCGCCTGAAGGTAGGTAATATCGAAGATACAAAATTTGTCATCCCCCGGCGTGTGGAAGACAATCAAACGCTGCTGGACATGATTTTGAATGCTTTGGATGACACCCTGTTGCACAGCAAAACCATGTTTGTGTTGTATGACGATTTCGGGGAACTGACGTTGAAAAATATTGAAAATATGCGGTTGAATTTGGTCATCGACGAAGAAACGGGGGAGAACTTTTCGTACACCTCCAGCATTGATGAACAGACATACAACCGCATTAAATTAGCCTATGAAAACGAGGAAACCGGCAAGCGAGATATCTACATTGCGCAGGACGGCGAGAACATCAACCAGTGGGGCGTTCTACAGTTGTTTGACACTCTAAAAGACCCAATTCAAGGGAAAGCAAAGGCTGATGCTTTGCTGGCCTTCTACAATCAAAAAACGCGCCGTTTGAGCATATCAGGGGCCTTTGGTGACGTGCGGGTTCGTCCGGGTTGCGCCGTCGTCATAGATCTCCATTTAGGCGATATAGTTATTGGAAATTTTATGATGGTTGAAAAAGTGCGGCACATCTTCAGCAATGACCTTCACACCATGGATTTACAGCTGATTGGCGGTGATTTCGTTGTCTGATAACAGTTTTTCCCGCTTGCATGACAGTATTAAGACCATAGCGGCGGCCACAATGGACGCTTCAAAGCCGATGGGAATTTATTATGGCACGGTGACTTCCGTTTCTCCGTTGGAAATCCTGCTGGAACAGAAAATACCACTAAGCGCTGAATTTCTGATTTTAACTTCTTCGGTGCAGGATTATGAAGTATCCATGACTATTGAACATCAAACGGATGCTGAAAATGACCATACGCATCAATATTTTGATTCGGACACAGGTATGGCGGCGTCAGGAAGCATGACACGGACTTCTGAAGCGACAACGCATTTTCATACTTATTCCGGCACAAAAACCTTCAAAATTCATAACGCCCTTAAAACGGGCGATAAAGTAGTCATGCTGCGGGTGCAGGGAGGACAGCAGTTCTTAGTTTTGGACAAGGTAAGGTGATGACATGATACCGAACAATAATGATGGGTTGCAGGTTGCATTTGAGTTTGCGGAATTGCCAACGCATACTTTTCGTCTTCACGCTTTGCGTGATATTGTGGCCGGATTCACGAATCAAACGCAAGCGATGGTGCAGGCAATTTACCTGATTTTAAATGTTCCCCGCTATGAGCATCTGATTTACAGCTGGAATTATGGGGTGGAGTTCAGCGATTTAATAGGACAGCAGATTGCATTCTGTGTGCCGGAAATCAAGCGACGGATTACGGAAGCGCTGACGCAGGACAGCCGAATTTTAGCGGTAGACAATTTTATTTTTGATACAGGGCGGGGAACGGTGCATGCGATGTTCACCGCTCATACCATTTTTGGAGATATTGACGCAGAAAGGACGGTGGAAGTGTAGATGTACGAAGATATCACATACGAATACCTTCTGCAACGCATTTTAAAACGGATGCTGCAAGCAAACCCGAATTTGGACACAAGGGAAGGCTCTATGTCGCATCTTGCCGTCGCAGCAACGACGGTAGAGCATCAAAATCTATACATCGAAGCAGATTTTATTCTTGACGCCACATTTGCGGACACGGCTCCACGTGAGTTTTTGATAGAACGGGCAAAGGAGCGGGGATTGAGTCCGTATCCGGCAGCATTTGCGCTTTTAAAGGGTGAATTCAATGTTGAAGTTCCGATCGGCAATCGATTCAGCCTTATAAATGATGTGCTGAATTATGTTGTAACACGTCGCATTGATTTTGGCGTGTATGAATTACAGTGTGAAACGGCGGGTAGCGTGGGTAATGAGCGGCTTGGGCAGATTATTCCGGCCACCCGTGACGATTACATCGAAGGATTGACGCATGCGGAGCTGACTGAAATTCTAATTCCGGGTGAAGACGAAGAAGAAACAGAGCGTTTCCGGCAACGGTATTTCGGAACGTTAAATGCACGAGCCTTTGGTGGTAACGTGCAGGATTACAAGGAAAAAACCCATGCGTTACCGGGCGTCGGTGGCGTGAAAGTCTATCCCATTTGGAACGGCGGAGGAACGGTGAAGCTGGTGATTATCAGCAGCGAATTCGAGGCCCCGTCTGTGGTACTTGTGGACGCCGTACAAACGGCGATTGACCCTGTGCCGAATCAGGGTATAGGCGACGGGATTGCGCCAATAGGGCACGTTGTGACGGTCGAGGGCGTGGCTCCACAAACAGTAGACATCGCCATTGACATCGCCTACCAAGACGGATGGACTTGGCCTGATGTGGAGCCTTACGCCGTAGTGACGGTGGACGAATATTTCGAAAGTCTGGGCGCAGCGTGGGAAGCCGAACCGGCGCTGATTGTCCGCATCAGCCAAATCGAAACCCGCTTTTTGGATTTGCCAGGCGTCATTGATGTCGCCAACGCAACCTTGAACGGCACGGCTCAAAATCTGGTTCTTGGTGCGGACGAAATTCCCGCAAGGGGGGATATTGTTGGATAGACGCTTGATTGTATATCTCCCTCAAATCCTGCGGGATGTCCGGGAATTCAAGGCGATTTATGATAATGGGCAGCAGCCAGAAATCGAAGCCTTGTGGAGGGTTTTTAGCGATGCCCTGAACGATCAGTTCGTGACCACTGCGACAGAAAATGGCGTTCGTCGCTGGGAAAACATTCTTGGCATTCGCCCTCGTGGCACGGACACACTGGATGCCCGTAAATTTCGCATCCTTGCCCGCTTGAACGAGCAGTTGCCGTATACCTATCGGACGCTCGAAAACATGCTGGCGGCGCTGTGTGGAGTCGATGGGTATGCTATGAATTTGCAAGCTTATATTTACACTTTGAGTGTAAAAGTTGGGCTGATTGCGAAGGAAAATGTGGATGATGTGGCTGATCTTCTTGCGAAGGTTGTTCCGGCCAACATGATTATTGAGTTGTCCATCCTGTTCAATACTTGGCTCGTTGTCAAGTCGAAAACTTGGGGGCAAATTAAAACCCGCACATGGCGGGGAGTGAAGGAGGAAGTGTGATGAATAAGACTGAAAATTTCGGACTGAATTTGCCCGATTATGATGAATTTGCAGACATTGCGGATTTGAATGATAATGCCAAAATTATTGATGCGGAGCTGAAGACAATCGACGAAAAAGCAAGCGGAATTGACGTTGACCTACAAGCGGCGAAGGGTAGAATTACCACCGTTGAAGGTCAGGTTGGAACGGTAAATACAGACCTACAGTTAACGAAAACGAACTTGGATAATCACAAAGCAACGGCAGTTCCGGCAGCAGGTGGAGCGCACGGATTGCGTTATCACAACGATGCACTAGAATACTGGAACGGCGTAGAGTGGGTTGAGGCACAAGCTGGTGGCGACTTCATCCCCATGTCGGAAAAGGGTGCCGCCAACGGCGTTGCTCCGCTGGGGCCGGATAAGAAAATCCCGGCGGCGAACATGCCAGCAATGGACTATATCCCCACATCGCAAAAAGGGCAGCCCAACGGCGTTGCGGCACTGGGTGTAAACGGTATGGTTATACCCGAACAGGTGGATGCTTACACCAAGCAGGAGACGCTGCTGCCTGCCACCGCCCTCGCTCTTGGCCTGGATGCCCCCGTGCTAAGCACAATCCCAGAGGGGAGCACAATATACCTCAAAGAGGGCGCAACTTTTGTGCCGTTCCTCCTTAGAAAACACA